ACCACGCTATGATGTAGGTACACCTACAGGAGCTGCTGGTTATTTACTAGAAGCTGGAGATACTGTTAATGTTAGTGGTCTTACAGACGGCGACACACCAGCTGACGCAACTAATTTCACTGTTACTATTCAAGGTGTAAGTGTAGTTATCACAATTACTGGTGGAGATGATATGACAACAGCTACTGGTGTTATAGCTTCTACTCAAGCTGATGTTTACCTTCCTTCTAATGCTGATTCAGCATTTGATATTGATGTTAGTGGTGTTACTAAAACCGGAGCAAAAATCGATTCTGCTACATTTGGTTCAGCAGTATCGATTACAACTGCAACAAGCGGTGTAGCTGATGGTGATATTATTACTGTTTTCACAACCGATGGCGATACTACTTCTCCTTCTTTTACAGTTGCTGTAACGGCTGATGCTAATGACGCAACAGTTCCTACATTCGCACTTTCGATAGGAGTAACTGATGTTGCATCATTTGATACATTCCCAACTAGAACTACTGGTCTTCAAGCTTTTGATGCAAGCGGTACTCTAATTCCTGGATTGCTATTTAGCGCTACATACGATATCGGAGAAATCGCTTCTACAGCTGATGGTTCTGGATATGTTGTTGCTAATGTAACAGTTGCTCTTGATGGTACTTCAATTGAAGCAAGTAACTTCATATTCGACGAACAAGAAAGCGAATTTAATGCTGCTAGCAGCACAGTTAAGATCGAAAATGAAGATGCTTTTGAAGCTCTTGTACCATCAACTGGTAGTGATCTTCCTGGTTTGCTTTTTGCCCGTTATCCTGGTACTCTTGGTAATTCTCTTGGAGCATACATCATTGATGCAGCTTCTTGGTCGACCACACCTGCAGCAGTTCAAGCACAGTTTGATGCAGCGCCTGCAGGAACTGAAGTTCACGTATACATATTCGACGAAGATGGTACAATTACTGGTTCAACTGGAACAGAACTTGAAAAATATTCTTTCCTTGATACAACAGTTGGAGCTAAACTCGACGATGGTTCAAACAACTATTATAAGGATGTTGTTAATTCAAGCTCTGATTGGATGTATGTTGGTCGTGATACTGTAGGTAGTGCTACACCATATAGCTTTAGCGGCGGTGTTGATACTCTTACTCCTGGAGTTGCGGTTGCAGCAGATATTATGACTGGCTTAGATGAGCTTGCTGATACTGAATTAGTTGATGTTAATCTACTCTTCGCTCAGGTTGATGCTACTGGAGGAACTATTGCACAAAAACTACAAACAATTGCTCAAGATCGTAAAGATGCAGTAGCATTTATTTCGAATCCACTATCAATTACAACTAGTGGTTCTACTGAAGCAACCGATGTTGTAAGTGCAATTCAAAATAATGGAGTAACTCGAGGCATTGAAGGTTCATATGTAGTGTTTGATTCAACTGCATTATACGTATACAATAAGTATGCTGATAATTATGTTTATATTCCTGCTTCTGGCCATATGGCTGGTCTTTGCGCTAAGACAGATGATCTTGCAGAACCTTGGTTCTCACCAGCTGGATTTAATCGTGGAGGTCTATTAGGTGTTACCAAACTTGCGTACAATCCTAAGAAAGCTGATAGAGACAGTTTGTATAAAGCTGGTATCAATCCAATCGTATCATTCCCTGGACAAGGTATCTTGCTCTTTGGTGATAAGACTGGTCAAGCAAAGCCAAGCGCTTTTGATCGAATTAATGTTCGTAGATTGTTTATCGTTCTTGAAAAAGCGATTGCAACTGCTGCTAAATTCCAACTATTCGAATTGAATGATGAATTCACTCGTGCGATGTTCAGAAATATGACAGAGCCTTTCCTACGGGATGTTAAAGGTCGTCGTGGTATTACTGACTTCTTGGTTGTATGTGATGAAACCAATAATACCGGTGAAGTGATTGACACTAACCGATTTGTTGCAGACATCTATATTAAACCTGCTCGATCTATTAATTTCATTACACTCAATTTCATTGCTACTCGTACTGGAGTTGATTTCTCTGAAATCGTTGGTAAATAATTATAAATAAAGAAAGGAAATAACTATTATGGCTAACGTAGATAATTTTAAATCAAAACTAATCGGAGGAGGCGCTCGCGCCAATCTCTTTAAGGTTATTATTAATAACCCACCTGTTGGAGCTGGACTCGATACAGAGTTGCTATCATTCACATGTAAGGGAGCACAGCTTCCTGCAAGTGTTGTGGCTCAAATCGATGTACCATTTCGTGGCCGTCAGCTAAAAGTTGCTGGTGACCGCACATTCGAAAACTGGACAATCACTGCTTACAACGAAGATTCAAACGATGTAAGAAGTGCATTTGAAAGTTGGATGAATACCATCAATCAGCACGTTAATAACGAAGGTGCTAAACAACCTTCTAGCTATCAAGCGGACCTTATCGTCCAACAACTTGATCGTGAAAACGCTGTAACAAAAGAATACGCAATTCGCGGAGCATTCCCAGTGAATGTCTCAGCTATTGATCTTAGTTACGATGCTAATGATGCAATTGAAGAATTCACAGTTGAGTTTGCTTATCAGTATTGGGAGTCCAATACCACAAGCTAACTTATAAGAATAAATGAACTATCCCGCTAGGGCTTAAAAACCTTAGCGGGATTTTTATTATAAATATTATATATGGAATTATTTGGATATCAGATTACTAAAAAGATAGGCTCGAAAGAAGCTAAAAAGGAAAAAGAAGTAATATCTTTTGCCCCGAAACCAGAAGATGACGGCGTTGCATCTACAGTTGCAGCCGGTGGATACTATGGACAATACGTAGATCTAGACGGTACAGCATCTTCGAATGATAGAGATCTAATAGTTAAATATAGAGAAGCATCTCAACAACCCGAATGTGATTCGGCGATCAGTGATATTGTTGACGCTGCTATTGCTTCTGCACACCAAAGTGCACCAGCAAAACTTGATCTGACTGATTTAGATCAAGGTGATAATATTAAAAAATCAATCACTGAAGAATTTAATAAAGTACTATCGCTTTACAAATTTAATAAACAAGGCGAAGCTTTCTTTAAGAAATGGTATGTTGACGGACGTATATATTTTCATGTTATTATTGATGATAAGAATCCGAAAAGGGGAATTTTAGAGTTACGCCCCATTGAATCTCTCTTTATGAAAAAAGTAAAGGAGGTTAAAAAGGTAACTGATACAAAGACAGATGCCACCATACAAAAGATAGTTAATGAATACTATGTATACTCAGAAGACTATAGCGGCACAGGCGCTGGTGTTGTAGGAAAATCACGAGAAGGACTTTCAGGAGTTAAAATATCAAAAGAAGCAATTATTAATGTAACATCTGGTCTTTTAGATGCTACACAAAAACGAGTAATATCATATTTACATAAAGCATTGAAGCCAGTTAATCAGCTTCGAATGATGGAAGATTCGCTGGTAATGTATCGTTATTCACGTGCACCAGAACGTAGAATCTTTTATATTGATGTGGGTAATTTACCAAAGGGTAAAGCAGAAGAATATGTCCAAGGTATTATGAATAAGTATCGTAATAAGCTTGTTTACGATGCTTCTACAGGAGATATTAAAGATGATCGTAGACATATGTCTATGTTAGAAGATTTTTGGCTTCCACGTAGAGAGGGAGGAAGAGGTACAGAGATTACTACTCTTCCAGGTGGAGAAAACCTTGGACAAATTGACGATATTCTATTCTTCCAAAAGAAACTATATAAGACACTGAATGTTCCTCTTACACGACTTGAGTCAGATGACTCGTTTAATCTTGGAAGAGCAAGTGAAATATCACGAGACGAAGTAAAGTTCCAAAAGTTTATTGATCGTATTCGTAAGAAATTCTCAAATATATTGATTGAGGCTCTTCGCATTCAGCTTATCCTTAAAGGAGTAATTACTGAACAAGATTGGAAGGAAATTGGAGAGAAGATCAATATCGACTTTATCGAAGATAACTATTTTGCTGAGTTAAAAGAGTTTGAAATCATGAAGGAAAGATTGGATATGGCTTCACAGATGGAAGACTTAGTAGGTAAGTATGTATCTACCAAATACCTTCGCCAATCTATTCTAAAACAATCAGATGAAGATATCGAAAGATTGGATGGAGAAATAGAAGATGAAGGTAAAGACTCTAACGATAACCAAGAAGGAGAAGATAGCGATGCAGATTTTGAATCGATTGAAACTCCAGCACAACCAGATAATATAGATGAAGATAGCGAGGCTCGTAAAACTGAAATACACGAAGCTCAACTAAAAATGATTGACAGTATGAGTAAAATACTAGAAGAGTAATTACTATGTCAAATTTAGATAATGTAAATGGTGCATTTTCTGCCGCTGTATACAAAAAGTTGCAGAAACAAATAAGTCCTTTAGTTGAAAAATTAACTCAACTCCAAGAAGACACTCGCTTAATCGAAACTACTCCTGGTCCAAAGGGTGATAAGGGAGTTAAAGGCGATCAGGGTATTGCAGGCCGAGATGGTGAACGGGGTTTAATCGGCGAACAAGGACTGCAAGGACCGCAAGGTATTCAAGGTGATAAGGGCAAACAAGGTTTAATTGGTGAACAAGGATTGCAAGGCATTCAGGGTATTCAAGGTGAAAAGGGAGACAAAGGAGATCAAGGAATTCAGGGAGATACTGGAGATCAAGGTCCACAGGGAATTAAAGGAGATACTGGAGATAAAGGCGACACTGGTCAGCAAGGTGTAAAAGGCGAAGCTGGTCAGCAAGGTATTCAAGGAAATCCTGGTAAAGATGGACTAACAGGAAAACCTGGTCCTCAGGGAATTCAAGGTTTAAAGGGAGATACAGGTGATAAAGGCGATGCTGGTACACCAGGAGTTGACGGAAAAACAGGTCCTCAAGGAATTCAAGGAGAGGCTGGACCTCAAGGAGAGGCTGGTGTAGATGGTAATGATGGTAAAGATGCGGAATTGCCTGACATAGATAAAATAATCGAACCGCATTTTGTTAAAGTAAAAAAGGAAATAGATTCATACGTAATAAAATCTGATAAGGATTTTAATAATTGGAAATCAATAATAAATAATAAAATTTCTAATAACGCTGGTGGTGGTGCAATTAAGATATCGCAGTTAGTAGATGTTCAAAGCTCTACGGCTAAAGTCGATGGTCAATTTTTAAAGTAT